GTTTTTGCTTTTCGTGGTCCTTTTAAGAACCACCTTATACAACTGTGAGAATGTGACATTAGCTGTACGCTGCCGCAAGCTTGTGATGACTTTCCCTTTTGAGTAATTGTACAGGAAAGACCAGAGTGCTTCGCTCTGCATCTGTGTGCAACCGTAATACTGCTGCACTGCGGCACAGGAAGCAGCGATCTCATCTCTGCATGAAATATGATTTATCCAATCTTTGACAGCCACAATATACTCCTGCACATCCTTGTCATCACTGTAAGTCTTGTTCAAAACTTTGCTGCACAGTCTGGGCAAATCCAAACCAAGGCCCGTCTCCGTAACTATGAAACCCACGAAAGGTAGATTTGTGCCTCTCTCAACTTTCAGTTCTTTGCGCTTGTTGACATAGTCCACCTTACGCGCAGAGACATAAGCATCATCACCTTTAAACATTGCCAACCTGAGTCCTTCTATCTCGAAAGACGCACCAATTCTAGCCATTGAATCAACGGTGTTATTCAAGTAAGTCCAATTGATGCCACTTTGGAAGGTTTCAACGTTGTTTATGCTAAAGTCCAGACCGAATCCAGTCCACCGGATGCAGGCTTGTTGAACAATGTCGTAAGTGTGGCTTGGCACTCCTATGGCTTCGAAAAGCCACCTAAAGACAAGATGCGTCGCCTCAGTCTTTGTGGTGTCTTGCTCAGATATATCGCAGGCAACGTTTTGAAAATCACCTTTCATCTTCAATCTAGCATTAACTTCTTTCTTGAAGACTTTAGGATCCTCCCCATTGGGCAAGAGTACTCCTTTGCGCAAGCATGCCTTCAACCTATTTTCAAGCGCCATCGTATAAGGCGCGGCGATATGGTTGAGCGTTTTGGGTTGAGCCGAGATGATTTGACCACATTTGGGAACCATCTCCAATTCTGAGTTGACGACTTTTTCATCACCTCTGAAAGCTCCGTCAGGTTTGGGGTCATTCTTGTGCTGTCTCTTATTGAAGAGGAGGATTTTGTTAGTACTCCTGGAGCTCTCACCGTACAATCCCTCATCTTGCCTTTGCGGATCTTTCTTCTTGTTAATATTCTCAAGCAACCGCATTAAAAACTGTGTTAACTCCTCCTGTGTCAATTTCATGGAAGCAAGCTTCTCTAAATCCACAAATTTGTTCAAACCGATCCAAAGTTCCATAGCCAGCTTATAAACATCCTTCCTCGACATCCTCTTCTTCAGGTGAGTTTGTCTACTAAGAACGGCCAGTATGCAATGGTCGAGGTCAGTACTAGTCTGCTGTCTACCTCTGGTCCGGCCCATACTCAAAGCATGAACCCCTGGCTTGGCATAAGGATGTATAAGGGGGCGCTGATTGGTTTTAAGATGGAGTTTCTGATACTTGTTGGGAGCACCAAAGTGGGTGTAACCTGTCTCTCTCTTATGATCAGCGATCGCAGTCATTGCCGGAGCTATTTGACTTAAGATTTCCTCAGTGTACTGCACGCTATCATTGTCCACGCCCCAATTGCCGATTGTATCCTCGACTGGATCGTAAGGCAGCAGAGTGTCTTGAAGATTGTCACCGACCATCT